ATCTTCTTCAGTTCCTGTCCATATTTGACGGAATCATTCCACAGATGAAGCTTGCTACTAATGTAGCCTTCTGTGATATGTTCGATCTAGAACGCCCCGATCTTTACACGGGTGCTCTAGGGGTGAGGTTCTTCCCCCGTCCGCTTCGACTACGTTTGAAACAGTCGAAGAAGTACGGACATCGAATGCGGGTTATGATCTTCTTAAATTCCTTGTTCCAAGGTTTGAAGAAGGGACTCATGCCTGCGATGCCTGATTCTGTTGACCAGTCCTTGAAGAAGCACTGTACCACCCTAGGTACTAAGAAGGACATGAACGACGGCATGCTTAGCCGCGCTGAAGTACTTTTGAGCGATATGTCTCGGGAGTTCGGTGGCATCCATGATTTTTCCTGGAATGCTCCAATTTCTAGAAAGTCAACCTATGACTCTTCTTACGCTAATGGCGGAAACGTAGGGTTTCTACGTGACCGTTATTACGGTTTAGAGTCACTGGAAGACGATCGGAAAGACCTTTATTACGCTCTTCGTGTTGAACACTTTGTGGGATATGCGAGGCGTGGGGTAGAGGTACGGGAGGTTCGGAGTCGGTCTTTGCACCGATGGGATTTATTGTGTATGGCGCCGGGTTTCCGGGACCTAAAGTTCATTGTCAGTCCTGCTTGTATTCTTGAACCGATGAAGGTCAGAATCATTACGAAGCCATATCAGGGACTTCATCTGGGTCTTACTCAGCTTCAGAAATGGCTGTGGAGGAAGCTTAGATACCATCCCACTAATTTCTTTCGACTAATAGGAGAACCTCTTGGGGAAGAGGCCCTATGGCCAATCTTAAACGATTGGAGAGTCGGAAAGAAGTTTGTGAGTGGTGACTATGCTGCCGCTACAGACAATCTGAAGATGGATATTACTCAGATGGCGTACCAGAAGATCTTCGGGTTCTTGGAGTTTCAAAATCCAAGACTATACTTTCGTGGACTAAGATCCTTGACCGACTGCGAAGTAGATTATAGTAAAGCGGTCTTGCCAAAATATCCCTTTCCCTACGCTTATGAAGCGAAGGAACTTGGGACCATAAAGCAAAAGAACGGACAACTTATGGGTAATGTTCTAAGTTTCGTATTGCTCTGTGTAGCCC